TTCACAGTAATAGAATAGAGTTTAGAAATTGCTATTGTTTTCATTCTTCTCTTACCAGAGTTAAGTTATACCTCCAACTTGCGCCTGACCATTGACCGCCAGTTTCTCCATAATTTTCAACTAAAGTTGGTGCCTCTTTTACATAGTAAGTTCCAGTAAAGGCATTTGAAGTAATTGCATTGCCAGGCTTTGCACTGGATAAAAAAGATTCTGCCGTTGTTTTAGAGCGGCATTCAACTATTAAATACCTTTCAACATAATTGCAAGTATAGATAATAAAATTATTCAATCCTTTAACAAAGTTTCCAGCACTTACGGTTACATCTAATGAATCGCTGATGAGCGCTAAACCTGTTATGCTATTATTATCAAAAGTTAATACCGACATTAAGAACCTCCTATTCTATTACTATACCATCCTGCACCATGAGACACAGTTGATAAACCCTCTTCCACTCCCTTTTTAACGCCACTTATAATTCCTTGTTTTACAACAGGAGCAATGCCTTGTTCAATAGCACCTCTGCCTCCTACATTGATATTGAGAGTTCCCCCAATATCTATTTTAATTGGAGATATTGCTTTCGGAGTGATAGCTGGAGGAATTTTTACTGCCATATTTAAGTTTCCAACAAACTTTGTAAGCTCAGGTAAATTTAATCCTTCTATCTTTATGGAAGCCCAAGAAGCTTTAAAAGCTTTTGCGGAATTGCTTGCTTTATCTGTCTCATCCTTAACTCCCTGAAGTCCATTTGCTAAATCTGTTATTACTTGAACGGTTGATGGAGTAACTTTTAAATCTATTGGCGGAATATCGCGTATAACTCCTGCAAAGTCTTTAGCATATTGAATAACCCCTTTCCATCCTGTATCATATTCTTTAGGTTTTAATGATTCTTGATAATCCTGAACTTCTTTCAAATTCTTTGTTAAATAGTTTAAAAATGTCCCCCAAGCAGAAGCTGTTGGGCCAACATCCATACCTTTTCCAAATTCTGCCTTAAAATCTTGCCAGGCCGTAGTAGCTTTTGCTAAAGAAGCTTTAGTTGTCTCTCCAAACTTTTCAGTAGAACCACCTACGACATCCATAACATTACCAAGTATTTCAAGTTGTGTTGAAGCATCCAGAGTTGCTTCTCCTGAAGCATCTAAAGTTGTTTGATAGTCTTTTATATTTATTCCTAAATCTCTAAGTCCTCTTGAATTGCCCATTAAACCAAGAGTAAGCCTCTGCACAGCCTCTGAAAGAGGAATATTTCTTGCTCTCGCTATTTCCATTGAAGTAGTTACAGCTTTAGTAGCAATATCTACATCTCTAAGTTTGATTGCCGCATTTCCGAATGCCTCGTTTATCTCCGTAAGGGTAAAATATTTAGTTTGCTCAAGGTTCTTAATAAAGTCTTCTACGGATTTTATCCCAGAATCAGATACTCCTATATTTTTCAAGGTATTAGCTAATATCATTGCCGACGATTCAACATCAGCAAAAGTACTTACACTTTGTTTTCCAAAGTTAATCAAGGTTCTCACACTAAAAGCAATTCCCAAAGCACTTGCAATCTGCGTTGCCATTGTAGTAAAGGAATTTTGCATAGATGTAGTAGTCTGAGTTGTCTTGCCCGTTAGAGAGTCAAGCTTCTTATTTACATCGTCAATATCAGCTTTTAAAATTACCCATTGTTCTTCCGTCATTTTCCCTCCAAGGATTTCAAGAATTTTTTATCTAACTTCCCTTGCTTCACTAACTCCTCGACTTGCTTTTTAAACTCATCTTTATCGGGCAAAGGATTGCCCTTTTTATTTAATTCTGTTATGAGCTGATTAATCTCAGCAATAGATAACGATTCAAGGTCATTTATCGTCAATCTTAACCAACCCGTTTTCATCAAGTTAGCGCAAGTCTCTATAAACCTTGCATCAACTATTCCTTCAAAAAAAAATCCCTTACAGCCTTCCTAATTTCCTCAAAATCGTATTCAGTAACATCCGACATTTGCAAGTTCGAGTTATCTTTCTTTCTTAACTTCCAAACCATATACTGAAAAATTTTCGGATTGAGATTCTTTAGCGTGTCGATGCTAAATTCAGATACATTTAAAATAAGAGGATTAACTCCCGTAAGGTCGTAGCATTCCTGTATATCTTTATGGTTATACATTCTTCACCTATGGAGTCGGAGTCACTATCTTTTCAATTTCAGCAGTAACTTCCCACCAACCTTCTTTATCTCCAGTGATACTTGCTTTCATAAGTTCTCCTGTCATTCCTTCGCTTACCGTATCCATTGAAGTTATTAGTACCGTAACATCCGTATGCAGTAAGTCAACGACTCCTTGAGCTTCTGGCTTCGTTAAGAATGCCGCCACTACATTCATAACATGCTTGTACTTTATTGAAGTCAATCTTGTATCAATTACAACAGGTGGATTTCCTGTAAAGTCTTTCTCTGACTTATCAAATGTGTAGTCAGAAGTGAAATGATTTACTACCGTTCCTGTAAAACCAGTCAGGAATGTATTACTTGTAATACCAAAAATTAAAGGATTTGCCATTTATAACCTCCTAAGTTTTTAATAGTGCAATTGTTAATCCAATAACTCCGCTGGTATAAGTCAACTGCACATAATTATTTGAATCGTTAAATCTTGAGACTTCAAATTCTCCAATGTCTTTTGAAGTCATTCCATTGCGGTAAGCCGTTAGGCCAGAACCAGTCGTTCCTTGGTATGCAGAGCTCAAAGTCAAATGTGTGGCGTCGGTAATCGTAGCAACGGTGAAAACTTCAGCAACAATTTTAATGTTGTCTCCTACATCTAATTCCGTAGTAAATAATGTATTAGTGCCTACAACATTGACTGACGAATTCGTTACTGCTACCGTTCCTGTTAAAGCTTTAGTCAATGCCGCAGGAATAGTATCATCTAAAGGATGAGTATATCCTTGACTGCAAGCTATTGGCGAAGCGATATGAACCACCTTGTCAGCAGAATCCGTATTCCTTACCCTTACAAAATATCTGCCTGTATCGTTTAAAAAATAGTTACCGTCAACATTACAGGCTTCGAATGTTGGAGATAAACCTGCAACTGTAATTTCCTGCGCCGTTAATTGACTTGATGCCATTTATCCCTCCCATATAATTTTTAAAGATAATCTTCTTACCCATATTTTGTCGAGGGCTTGAATTGGAGATTCCGAGACATAATCAATTTTCTGAATAAAATAATCTCCATAAATCCCATGCATTCCAATTTCCTGTTCAAGAATTTCATATAAATTATCCTCTTGTGTTTCGGTTATTACCGACATTTCAATATCCGTACTGTATCCATATCCTTTTTTGACTGCGGGAAGTTCTCTGATATAAACTGTATCCTTTTTAAATTCAAGATGGTCTGTATCTTGAACCTCTGCACTTTGAATCTTCTTAATAATTTCTTCTCTAAGCCCCACAAAGTCCTCCCTGAACAGTATCACATACTACCTTGCTTATCTCGTTTATGTGAGTTACAACAGTATTCGTAAGCATTAACTGTGGCTTCTGTCCTTGGTGCCAACCTCTAAAAGGATAATTAGATTTATACCAAGCCGAGTGTGCATCAGGGATATGATAAATTCCCGTTCCCCATTCAACAAATTTCCAGTGATCTGATGAACTGTAGAGAGCAATTGTTCTATAATCCTCCATCAAGTAGGTATATCTTGCATTTACTTGCCCTGTAGCCTTGCCATACTTATAAGCAAATTGATAGTTTGAAGCATAAGCCTCTGCAAGCCTTCCACCAGCTATGAGTCCTTTCTCAATAAGGTCTGGGATTTTGCTCATATCTCTTTGAGCTTTCAATCCTAATTTTTCAAGTCCTCTAATCGTTATAATCATAAAGTCCCCGTCGAATCCAACCAGTTATTCAAATACTGTGCAGCCAAAGCACTCAATAGATTGCCTATAGGATTATATCTTTCATAACTTTCTGAAAGTCCGCCTCTTGAAGCGCCTGAAACTCCTGATTCTCTTAGTCTATATCTTTCATCGTTCATGTACTCGAATATTGCAAAAGCCTCTTCAAATACAGCCCATTTTACTTCATCTGGAGTACTCTCAATAGTCGTATAATCAAAAGTATTGGTGTTGATTGTAATATTCAAGCCTCTCGACCTTATGATTCTTGGGAATAAAGTTGTTTGGCTGGAATCTTCTTTTTGCCCTATGAAAGGCAATCTCTCAATTTTATTTGAAGCCATAGTCAAAAATTTAGTCTTATCGGTATCGGATAAAGCAATCCAATCATCAGAGAATGGCCTTCCTGTAAAATAAGTGTTAGATTCAGCTAAAGTAACTAACATTATTTCTCCTTATGCTTTTTAGGTTTATCCTCAACTTTAACTTCTTCTTTTTCTTCAATTGGCTCTTCAATCGGTTCTTCATTAATTTCCTGTTTCCTTTCCTTAACAACTTTATTCTTTGGATTCTCAGGACAAATCTCTACATGTCCCCAATAAGCTCTTTCCGTCAATATTTCAACTCCACAATATGGACATTTAAACATTTTTACCTCCTAATATTTTTACCTTCTAAAAGGGAGGGGTTGCCTCCCTTGTTTTTATGCTGATGTTAATCTAATAGCAAGCTCTGGTGTCAAAGTCTTTACTCCATAAAGAATATCTACGGTCACTAAGTCAGCAAGTCCTGTAGTCCATGCTGAAGTTACCCTAACTGAGAATCCATCCCAATTAACAATCTGTCCATTTCCGCTGACAGGAAGTGCAAGAGGTCTGGTTACAAGTGCAAAAGCATTTTTATGGAAAGCCAAACTGTTTGTATATCCCGTTGCTTTAACTGTAATGGCTTTACTTGAAGCTGTTACCTGAAGTGCAGGATAAAGTTTCATTGTTCCACCCGTTGATCCACATGCAAAATCTTCGGCAACTATGTACTGAGTCGTATCGCTTGCAATAGTAAAACAACTACCCTTTTTGAGAGTTCCTGAACCAGTTGTTCCAGCAACTGTAATCGAAGTATCTCCTGCCGTTCCACTTGCGAGTGGGCTTGTCAGTGCAAAGTCGCCATTAGCGTGAGTCTTAATGTTCTGACTCATAAATGATTCAAGACCCATTATCCAACCCATAGAAGCCAATCTAAGTGCATCCGTGCTTCCACTTTTATCTGCGTTTAAAACTGCATCAAGAACGATGTACTTTGCTTTTGTTGCTGGATCCACAACTAAACGCCTTTCAACAAGAGGAGCTTTATTCACATTAAGCATTTTATCAAGAGCTGCAATGTCATCTAATACCGCCGTTCCCGTTTCTGCTTTATATCCTGGAATGTCGATGTAAAGCCCTGAAAGGTCTGCGTCAACTGCCTGCGCATGAGCCCTCATTGCTGGATCAATTAGCTGTGTTCTTAAATCCTGAAGACTTAAAGCTGACTCTTTGGATGTAATTGAGAATGTTACTTCCCTATGATGATTCATTACAACTGAAACTGAGCCTTCTGTAATAGTCTGAGGCGAAACGGTATCTGTACCATCTACAAATTCTTTTGATTCAAAAGTAGCAGGTTTTTTAATTGTTATGGTATCTCCTACCTTTGCGAATTCATCGCTAAAATCAGTATGAACTAACCCTCCAAAAACAAGTTGATTCTGTAAAGAAAGAATCGCTTCTTTTGCAATAATACTTGGTACTAAAAATGTATTACTCATCTTTTTAACCTCCTAAGTTAAAATTATTTTTGCTTTTGCGACTTTACCCAAGCCGCATATTGCTCCATAGACATTTTCTCAATGTCTGGAATTCCTTGAGGCTCTCCACCAACTGTTTGACCGACATTTTGAGCTTTTACCTGAAGACTCTTTTTAAGTTCTTCAATGTCTGCTTTTATTTCGTCTTCAGTCTGGCCGAGAATCCTTTTTACCCAACTCTTTGGAAGTCCTGCCTGGTCCAGTAAAGAAAGCTTTAAGTTCTCTATCAATACTTGTTTTTTCTCTGCTTCTTTCTGCTCAACTAACTTTTTTAGTTGTTCTGCTTCGGCTTTTGCTTTGTCGAGTTCAGATTTATTAGCATTCTCTAATTCATCAAGTTTAGTTTTAGCTTTCTTTAAATCCTCATAGTCTTTATACTTCTCTTGTTCCCTGGCAAGTCTTTCTGCTATAATTCTGTTTACCTCTTCTTGCTTAAAGAGTTTTTCCTGATTTACTTCTGGCTCAGTTACCTTTTTTACTTCTTTTGTTTCTTCACTCATTATTGCCTCCCATTTATTTACCAGCCTGTCGGCTGTATTATTTTTTCTTTCTACTTCTCTTTATAGGTATTCCCTTCTCGACTCTATTTAAAATTGATAAATACCCTTTTGCTTTTTTAATAGAAGTTGATGAGCCTTTTTTCACCCACCTACTACCTCTCTTAACCATTACCTTTTTGCCAATTCGTTTGTAAGACATTAGCCCACCTCTTGTAATTGCTTATTAACTGCTTCAATATTAGGTAAAACCACATGATAAGAATGAATACATCTTGGGTGAAGCATCCCATCATCAATTGCCTTTTGTAAAGTCGGATAGCCAGGAGTTTTACCTGTTAAACTTACAGTCTCTCCAATCCATCTTTTGCAAGCATCACAAGTTGCAGAACTTACTGCTGTATTAAATTGAACCAAATCAATTCCGTCTCTTAAATATTCATTAGCCGTTGCCTGTCTAAAAACATCCATACTCGTTGTCCTTGCAACCATATCAGAATAATTAGTCATATCCCACTGCTTGCCCGCTTTGTCAACAAATCCCGTTATACCTTGACTTGCAAGATTCTCTCTTATATTCTTTGCAGCATTCCTTAGCGTATCAAAGCCAGCGACATTTGACTTTATAAATTCAAGGGATATGCTTCTATAAATATCATTTATTCTCCTGCCAACAATTCCCGTTATCTCATCAAACCTTTCATAGATATTATTTGCTAATACGTTCATAGCTTCAAGGTGAAACTTACTTGCTAAAATCTTCTCGCTCAATTCAATACCTGCCGTTATAGTTGCAAACTTTACACCTGTTCCGTACATATTGCTCGTCATCTCTTCAGTCCATTGTTTTGAACCGTTATTTAAATACCCTAAAATCTTTTGAGCTTCATTCAATTTATCTTTTAAAGCATTAACTTGATAAGGATTCAATAATCCAGAATTAATTAGACTTAGAATCTGCTTTTCAGCATCAGCGTATAATCTAATAACTCTATCAGCTTCGGCTACACTCAATCTATTTACGTAAGCAAGATAACTATTTATTTGCATTCAAAGTCTCCGCTAAAGTTGGAAGTTTCAATCCAGGAGGATTCGGCTGATTGGTTGTTTGCTTAGCTGTTTGCTCTGCTTTCACTTTATTCATCTCATCAATCAAAGCCTGTCCTCTTAATCCATACAATCTCATCATTGCACTTTCTTGAGAAGTCAATCCTGAATTTACGGCTGTAGATTCATTTGCAACCTGCTCCGTGAAGTCATTAGGTAATCCATCTTGCCAAGTGATTTGAATATCTTCTGCATTTATCAATACTGCGTTTGAAATATCATTCTCAACCGCTAATTGACTTGCAAGTGATAAAACTTCTTTTATTTTCTTATCAAAAGTATTTCTAAGCCTGTTTACTTTCATTAATGGTGCTAAAAGAAGTCTTTGAAGTGCCGTTCCGCTCTGAGCTAATCCTGCCTGAAGTTCACCAAATAAAGCAGGTGAAGTTTCAGAAAGTGCATAAAATTGTTTCATAAGTTGGTCAATCTCTTGAACGACTGCACTTAATTGAGCATCCCAAACCAAATATCCAGGAGGTGTATCTCCAGGTCTTAACCCAATATATTTATTAACTAAATCAACCTGAGCTTCTCCTGTTACAGGATTTGGTTTTATTAAAGAAGACGGTCCGTAAACATTTGGATCTGAATGCTTGTCAAGAATCCTTGCCCACTGCGAAAATCTTGTTTCTAATTCGCAAACAATCGTTTCTATGTCTCCATAATCATCTATGCCAAATAAATCTTCGCTTGTCATCAAATTGTGAACAGGAACGATTAAAGGAGAATCAACATTCGTATTCGTAACCACGGACTCAATAAGATTCCCTATCTTATCATCTTTCATCGAATATTTTCTATACTCCAACTGTCCGGAGGTGTGAACTTCAACATATAAAATATTTTCTATTTGCCAAACAATAAAGTGTGCCATTATTTTTTTTCTTGTTTGAGGATCAAAAACAGGAAACCAATAACCAGGAGATAGAGAATCTATAACTGCCATATTATTTTGAAGAATAGGTTTAAAGATAGCATCGCCATACCTTGATAAATCTATTGCTATACTATGACCCACTGAAATTAAATTACTTTGATTAATAATTGTATCTAAGAAATCCTGCTCTTTGTCGCCGCAAATTATCACAGGAGGTTCGCCAAAAAGCAAATCAGCAAACAACTTTGAGACTTTTTTATACCAGTTAAAATTAAACTGCCAAACCGTTAAGTCTTCAGGTCCAAATAATTGCAAATATCTTTCCTTGAAATCGCTCTTATCGCCTTTCCAAAGCTTTCTATTGCTGTCATATAGTTGAAGTCTTTCCGTCTCTTCTTCTGGCGGAAAAGTCTTTCCATTCTTCAAAAAGTCCATATCATATAACATCTTGCCTCCTATAATCCTCTCGGTTTTGGAACTGTCATTGAATTGCCACCTTCTTTTCCAATTACTCCATAGTCTCTTGCGTCCATTCCGTGACTCCAAATATGTGTAGTTTTATCAGTAAGTTTTCCATCTTTGTCTTCTATGTATCTAAAATTCCTTTGTTCTTTGATACAGTTAATTGAATCTTTAGTCCAAAATTGTTTATACTGTCTTACCTTTTGATGCCTATACTCAACACTCCCAGGTCCTTTTTCAACGCCTTTAATATTGAATCCCATTAAAGATATTTCCTCAATTGATTTCGGTTCTGCTGAATCTGCAAATATTTCATCATAATGTTTTTTGACTCCAACTTCTTCGGCTCTTACACCTATATTTTGATTCGTTAACCCAACCTCGTAAATCAATTCTTGAGAATACAAAGAATCTCCCATAATCACATTTTTAACCAGAGCCGTTACATCGTTTGAAAATCCAAAGTCAAGTCCGTAAAAGTAGTCTCCTTGCGGAAGTTCTTTGACTATTTCAAAATGCGGATATACAAGGCCTTCAATCTTTCCTAACTTTCCAAGTCCATATACATTCCACCAGTTAGGATCTTTATCTTTGTTAGATTCGATATTCTTAATAACTTCCTGAGGTATAACTTCCAATGCATCGTTATAGGTACTGTGAATATAAACGTTTTCAGGTTGGCCTATCCAATGTTCGTGAGCCCAAAATTCCGAAACTGGATTCCAATCTGCAAAGGTAAATTTCTTAGTTCTTATGTCAAGACCTCTTGCTGTTTCCCAAGGAATATTATTTGCCTCATTTATGAATAAAATATCTCTTCTTGGCCCTCTTATCTTATCTGATTCATCGGCTCCGAAGAATTCTATGATTCCATTTCCAAAGTTATAGATATGTTCAGTCTTATTGTATCTTGAATTATTATCCTGATCCTCACCTAAAATATTAAAAAAGTCCCTAATAGCGCCCTTTCGTAAATGTGGTAAGGATTCTGAAACAACTGAAATAAGAAGTTTTGATTTTGCACCTTTAGCTATAAGGATAAGAAGTTGAAGGATAGAATAAGTCTTACTCGAATAAGTTCCGCCTTCATTCAATACTCTTCTCTTTCCCGATAACCAAGCTCCTGCATTGGCTTCATAAATTTTAGTTGTTATGATGTTCAAGTTCTCTCGCCTTTTAAAATCTTATCAGTAATTTCCTTAGCATCTTCAGAAGATACGGTTATATTTATAGGAGTTTTATCACTATTATCGCCTTCACCAATAACTGATTTTTCAAGTTCTTTTGCTTGTTTCAAAGAAGTTATAATATTGAATAAATCAGAAGTTTTAAATACAATTAAATCTGTAGCTTTTAATGGTTCTTTAGCTTCAGAACTTGGTTCAGGAAAAATCTTATCAATCATTCCACCAATTCCTCGAATAAACTTATCTAACTTCTCAAATAAATAGGTATCAAGTGGAGCTATCTTATCTGAAACCTCATTTATTACTTTCTGTTCAGTTTTTGTTCGTCTTTCGTTCCGATAGTGTTCTCTTTTATCTACCCACTTCTCTTTAGAGGCTTTATCACCAATAGTTGAGAGAGAAACATTATATTCTTCTGCTAAATCACGAGTAGAAGGAAATTCTACCTTACCATCTTTCAGAATTCCATAGATATATTTATTTCTTATCTCTTCCCAGTTAATATGATTACTCATTTAACCTCTATAGGGCAGGTAAAGGAGGAAAACCTGCCCCGTTGTAAATCCAGATATGCTATTGACAGAAAAATATTAAGTCTTAAAATATTAGGGGGGGCTTGGTCGCCTTCCCTCAAACTTTTACACTTCTTATATTCAAAGTTTATCATTCTCTAACTGCGTGGTGCCGCAAGACTCTCACTGCTTAGCAGTTGCTCTTACCTTTAGCGACATCTCACTAAGGCTCACGGCCTCTCACCGTTTTCAGTCGCTCCTCACCACGCTCTTGCAAGTTAACGGAGCATCCCCTGAATCGCTCCGTAGCCCATCTCTGATATCGCAGAGACCACCACCCAAATTCGCTAACCCATAACGGGTTATCCGACTCCAATTAATGGATTGATATATTAATAGCACGCATCTTATTCTTTGCAAATGTGAAAACCTGATAAGATAAGATTTAATCAAGTTTTTAAGTATTTTTTGATAATTGAGATACCGGTGTTGTTCTATTATTATATCTCCAACCCCTCACATCGTCAAAAGTTCTTCCTATCATATACATGGCTTGAGTATTATTCAAATTCTCATCTAGCAAGATTTCTATCTCCCAATCTTGAAATGGTTTTGGTTTTTGTCTTCTATCATATTTTCCACTTATAAAATCCAGAAGAATCTGTTTTCTTATATCAGGTAAAAAATCGGCATTCAAGAATTTAAGAATTTTCTCTGGCTTCTTCTTATAGATTAATTCAGGTGTAAAAGTCCAAGCCTTTCTGGTCGAAAGTAAGAACATAACAATTCTTCGTGTTTCATTAGATAACCTTCTATAATCTCCTATGCCAAGTAAATAATCTATGGCTTCTTCTAATGATTCTGCATACTTTTTAAGAGTCTCCTTCTTCGCTTCTGAGAAAGAATTGTTTAGCAAAACTTCTCGATATCTTTTCTCATACCATCTAACCTTATTCTTTAAAGGCATATCATAAGGCGCTCTGAACTCTCCTTCAAGACTTCCATTATCTATAATGCTCATTTTTCTTCCTTAAAATAGATTTCCATTCCGTATTCTACTGGATATCCTTCTTTTATTCTTTCCTTCATATACTTTTTAGCAATGAGAATCGCCCTTTTAAGTTCTTTTGCAATTCCTATAAGCTCGTGCCAATCGGATTCCATATCACAGGTAGAGACTTCAAACTTGCCTTCGTTATTTTCTACAATCTGGACATAATCATTTGCACTCATTCTTTCACCTCCCTTAATTTTGGTTCAATATAAGGAACTCCTATTAAATCGAATAAATCTTTTTCTTCTCTAATGTCTATTTCTTGTCTTCTCGTAAGCATACCATCTATGCTCTTATAGCCAGCTCTTACCCATCCACAGGCAAGAACCTTATGACTAAATTCTGCACTTCCTGTTCTGATTGCTAATATCAATCCCCAGTTTTTTACATTTGCCATAAATAAATCTAATTTAATACCTTCAGGTAATATCCTTTGAGTATATTTTCCCGTAGGTTCACCTTTAACTTTCTGGAGTTTATTAACCTCATCAGAAAATCCT